CTTCATCGCAGGATGAAGTTTATCAAACTCTTCCTGATTGATAGTTTGTATGTCCATTAAATACCTCTATAAAAAGTAAAGGCTTCCTTTGCAAAATTAGTTCTTTTCTTTAATGATCCTGCCTGTGGTCTTTCAAAAATATCATGAAATGCTTTTGTAATCTGTTCTACTGTACCAGTTTTAAATATTTTTTGTAATTTTTTTCTATTTCCTGCACCAATATCATAACCAATACCTTGATTTATATTAGCCATTACATAATCTATTTGAGATTCTATAGAGTCTTGTTTATTATTACCTTCTAAATATTTAAAGTATTCTGTTCTATGACCCTCTCCATCTTTAACATCTGTAAACTGAAATAGTCCATAACCTTTATTTGCTCTATCTGTAACTTCTTCTTGATCAAATGCAAAGTTTCCTCCTTCTGCATACATATTACCAAGTAAAGCAGCACTAGCTTCAGGACTTAATGTTTTATTTAAATAATTATATGCAAACTCCATATTTTTATTCTTAGTTAATTTTTGGAAAGTAGTACCACCTTCGCCATATTTTTCTTTTAAACTAGCTGATTGATACATTGGCTCTACACCAGACCCTTCAAATACATCTTCAGTTTGAGTTTTGGTATCAGTTTTCTTTTTAGTACCCTCTTCTACATTTACATCACCACCGCTTATACCTACATTAGGTTTACCAAAATCTTCTTGTAACTTATCCGATAAAGATTTTTCTTTTGGCTGATCTGGTTGATCTGGTTTCTTTTTAGGTATTACAGTATTTGCTGGTGCTAACTCTTCTATCTTTATATCGTCACCAGTTTGTGTATCCTTTTTTAATTTAGTAATATCTGCATCTTTGAAGGATGCTTTTTCTTTTTCAAAGTCCTTTCTAATTTTTTCTTTTTCACTTAAAGGATCCATGTCAGATACTCCAGTTCCTTCTAATGACATATCTCTATCCTCTATATTTAAAGAATTATATATTCCTAAGAAATCTCTAAATGCTTTATCTCCTGCTGCACCATCTTCAAACATTTCTCTAGTTGGTTTCATCATTTCACCATCTACAAATAATGTATTTTTAATTGTATTTACATAATTTTGTGCTTCTATAGGTAATAATTTGATACTCTCTGGAGAGTCAATTAATACTTCTAATGGAAGTGTTTGTCTGTTTCCATTAGCTAAATCAATAACTAAATTACCTTCGCTATTTATAGTAGGTACATATCCTTCTGCAGCTAATGGTAATGGTACTGCTCCTGTTTCTTTTTCACTAGGGAATATATCACTTCTATTTTGACCAGCCATTATTGTTCCTGCTGTTTTACTATAGGTATCCATAGTTTTATGTTGTTCTAAAACTATTTGATTTAGCTGATCATTAAGTTGTCTTCTCTCGTCATCATTTTTTGCTGCTGCAATTCTATTTGTTAATTCTAACATTTGATTAGCTATTGCACCACCTTGTGCAGATATAACATCTGACATTATTTTATAATTCATATTATTACTATACATAATACCATCCGTAGGATCAATATTATTATCATACAGTCTTTGATTTATAAACTCTGCTCTTGCATTAGCATCATCTGGAAATGCCTCTTTTGCTCTTGCGGTTATAATGTTAGTCATTACAAAATGCATATTTTTCATACCTGCTTCTGATGTAGGGTATGTGTTTAATATACCATAACCTTTAGCAGTTAATGCTGTAACCTTAGTTAGTTCGTTTGTAATTGACTCTGGTGTAGCTACACCTTCTTCAGCTTTTTGTAATTTCATTAACAACTTGTCTGCTTTAGGCATCTTAGTTATTTCTGATATTCTAGCTTGATGTAATTCTTGTTCTTGTTTAAATCTATCTTCACCAGATATGTATGGGTCATATATAGTAAAGCCTTTGCCTGGATCTTGTGCCATAAACTTAGCAACATTTAATTTTACTGTATCCATATCTTTAGCTTCAAAGATACTTCTGTTTTGTAAAAACATATAATTAGAAAATCTATCTGCTACTTGCTCTATACTTAGACCTTCTTGGTTAGTTAAACCAAATGCATCTGGATTTGCTGCAAGAATATTTGCTATCTCTGCTTTATTTTTAAATGCTTGTTCTGTTAGATTATATGCTTTATTTTCTCTATCTAATGCATTATTTGATGCTGTAGCATTTACTACTACATCTTTTTGTGCTGCATCTTCAATACCTTGAAATGCACCTATTGTTAAATCTCCTGCTGCACTAGTTGCAAAGTCTTTAAATATTCCCATACTATTCTCCTAATTTTGCCATTAAACCTTTTACATCTGGAGTATTATTTCCTGGCATTTCTAATTCTTTTTTAATTTGTTCTTCTTTTTGTTTCATATCATATTTTCTTTCAGACATATCCTTAAAGAAATCTTCATCACCTGCATCACCTAAATTAACTTTAGCTGGTATATTTGCTAATGATGCTTCACCAGTTATCATCATAGCAACAATTGGTTCTAATAATTTTGCAACATCAACTGTCCACTTACCTTCTAAGAATCCAGAGAATGTAATTACTTTAACAAGTGCTTCAATAGGTATGCCCATTCTTAGCATAGTAAACATTCTTTCCATGTTTTTTGGTTTCATTATACTTTCATAAACATAATCAGTTGCTTCTTCTATTGATGCTGTTTGTGGTGCATGTTCCCATGGATAATTACCAGGTTCATCTGTTAATGACTGTCCTGGTATTGGTGCATCAAAAGCATTATCTTCAGGTTCAATATAATCACCTTGCTCTTGCATTGTTTGATTTTTAAATTGTTCTATTAATTTATCTAATTCCATTATGCTCTATCCTTTGCAATACTCTTGTATCTAGATTTTTGACTATATAGATATCTTACTGTATTTTGTAATTGTGCATACTTGTAAAATGATGCTTCTTGTATATCTCCAAATGATGGTTGCTTTGCTGTAGATCTAGCAAATCTTATAGGAACTTGACCACCAAGTCTTGTATTAGGATTTCCTAAACTCTCTAACTTACCCATTGCTCTTGCATCATCAGACCTTTCTTTCATATAATCTAAAACTGTTTTAGCACCTTTAGCAATAGTTGTAACTGTGTCACTTGAAAAAAAATCTTTAACGCCTCTACCTATGCTTGTTACTGTATCTATAATACTCATAATCCTCCTATAAATCGTTTATAATTGATATTCCAAATCTACCAAGTAATTGTAATAGCTTAGATGTCTTATCAGCATCTGCTAAATCTAAATCTGTAGATCTTTCTAGTGCAGCTATAGCAGTATTATGTGCTCTATTTAATTCACTCTCTGATGAAGTATTAACCCAAGCTGCCTCATCTCTCCATTGTTGCCATAATGCTGACATTGAAAAGTTAGATAGGTTTAAAAGGTTTTGAGCATTTAACTGGTTAGTTGCATTTGTAATTGTAGTGTTAGCAGTATTAATAGTTCTTCTCCATTCAACATTTGATTGATCAATAACTCTTTGGTTTTGTTGATTAAATTGTTGTCTTTGATTTTCTACCTGTGCATTAAATTGATTTAATACTTGTGCTCTATCTGCATTTGCTTTCTCTACTGCAATTGTATTACCTGCATTTATACCTGATATTTTATTTTTTTCTACTACTGCAAATTGATTCATGGCATCTGCTCTTGCAGCATTTTGTAAATTTATTTGCTGTGATAAATTAGAATAGAATTGATCTACTTGATTTTTACTGTTAGCATTAAATTGTGCTGCAGCATTTGCTGCTGCTTGATCTGATAGTAAGAATGATTGTCTTACATTTAAATTCTGTAATGATGCTTGTTGTCTATTAGACAAGTTAGTCATATCCATTTGGAAATAACTATTAGCATTTGCTATATTAGCTTGTTGTCTATTGTTAAGATTTTGAAATATCATCTGCTTATAAGTATCAGCATCTGCTTTTGCGATAGGTATAGAAGCAGTTAATAACCCATCAGCTAATGCTTCAGCCATCATAGAACTAGAACTTAGTCCTCTATCGGCCATAGCTGTTTGAGTAGCTTTAGCCACACCTCTTAGGTATGCTGGTAAAGCTGAACCAGTTGATAACGATGTTTCAATATCTTGATTAATTTTTGCTAGTTGTCCTTGTACAGTTGCATTTGCATCTACTGTTCCTGTTGCAGCTACTGCAGGTGCAGTTAGTCCTGACATTTGTTGAGCTGTCATAGTTGGAGTTGCTCCAGCTACTTGTGCTGCTGTCATGCTTGCAGGTGTAGCAGTAGTTTGTGCTGCTGCTGCTGTAGATCCTGGTACAGTTGTAGGAGTAATCGTAGGTACAGTTCCAGCTGTTGGGGTAGCAGCCACTACTTGACCTTGTAATCCTGGTGTAGCCATAGCTTCACCTGTCTGTATAGTTTGCAATGCAGGTGTTACTTGAGTACCTGTAGGTAATGTTGGTGTATTTAATAATGTATCAATTACAGAAATAACCTTACGACTACCTGCTTGTTCTGTTGTAGTTGGTTGCAATGCACCCTCTGGTAAAGTCATAGTATTAGGTGCGTCTGTTAGTGCCATATTTATCTCCCCTGTCTATTGTATTTCTTGAAGCTACGCTTCTCCTGTTTATTTTTTGATTTCTTATGTACTCGTGGTCGTTTCTTAGGTTTTGGTCTTTCTTCAAACGACTTAAACTTCCGTGCCATTATGGTTTAGTTGGCCATGTAGCGTTTTCACATTTAGCAACAGTGTCTTTACCTGCAGGTAAATCTCTAAGATCTTTACGATATGTTTTCATATCATCAGATAGAGTATTGTCAGATAAAGCTAAGTAATCAGTTTCAGCAAGAAGTCTATTTCTTTTAGCTCTAAGGTCAGCTAAAGCTCTAGCAGGGGCAGCATCTGCCCACGCTTGCTCTTCAGCATCTCTCGCAGCTTCTTCTTCAGCTGTGAACTGTACTCTGTTACCATTTATATTATGATATCTTGGCATTGTTTCTCCTAATTGTTATTAATTAATTCCGTAAAGGCAAATATCCCCAGCGTCTATGTTTCCGCTAGACATTTTAAACTGTATGGCATTTACTGCTGAAGTAGTGTTTCCATATCCAGCTACAAAAGATTCTTGAGTATATGCTGGAGATTGGTAAAGGTAATTTAAATTTGCAATAAAATGTTTTACAAAAGTAGTTGATGATGGGTTGAATAAAGTTAAAGTTCCAGAAGCACACTCATCATTACTATTACCTATTCCATCTCCTATTTTTTGAAATCCAGTTCCTTGTGCTAAATCTGAACCTGTTGAATAAGCAAGATTTGTTGCAGCACCATCTTCTTTATGTGTAGCATAAATGTAGGTTGTAGTTTTAGTTACATTATAGTTTGATCCACCATCTGCACTTAAATTAAATTGAAAATGTGTGGAGCCTGTAGCTGGGTGTATGTTTTTAAATGTAAATAAATATTCTTTATAAGTAGAATCTAATACTACATTAGATGCACCATTAACAAAACTTAGTGTACCACTAGAACTAGCTGTTAGCTTTTTAATAAAAACCATAGATCCACCACTAACTGACCCAAAGGCTGATACCGATCTAACTGCTCTGTCATTAAGTGTAACTATGCTCATTATGAATCCTTTAGTCCATATAGTTTAAATGTACCATCATGTGTTCCAGAATTTATAGAAAATTGAAACGCATCTACAGCTGAAGTAGTATTACAATATCCTGCAATAAATGTGTGGTAATTATATTCATTACTACCATCATATCCTGTTGTACTTATATCTGCTATAAAATGTTTTACAAATGTAGTTGAGGATGGGTTGAATATATAAATTGTTCCAGAATGTCCTGTATCTGCTGCGTTGTGCTGT